ACTCGTAGATAATTCTGACCTGATACGTGTCTGGCCTGTTGTCCTTCTCTTCAACAACGACGTCTCTGACCGAATCGAGCTTATTATGATCTCGGGCAACCCTCGTGATCTGGAGCGTGATTTTCTTTTGGATGTTTTCTCCCTTCTTCAGGCCGGGAAGCGTCTCCTGCATAAACTCAGTCAGCTTGACGCTGACCGACTGCTCGAACGCTTCACGCCCTTCTACCGTTGCGAGGTCGTTTCGGTCATTGAGGTGGACCGAGAAGTTACTGTTTAGTGAAAGGTCTTGCATGGGAAATCGGTGAGCCGCGTTAGCTACTGTTTGGTACCGTTGATGTAAACGTCTCCAGACGCGTCGAGGTGTAGATCGTGGTCGCCGTTCTTCTTCTTTTCAAAGTATATCCGAGTGCCGGCGTCCAGTTGTAAGATAAGTTCGCCTTCATCCAGAACATCGGGCTGTTCCCGTTCCCGACTAATTACATTCGTAATGAATCTCGTTCCGTCATCGAGAGTTTCTATCGTAACGGTTTCTCCCTGTTTTGGAACCTGGATAAAACCGGAATGTGGTTTTAATACAGGAACGGCCTCGTATTCTGTTTTATTGCGGATAGCGCGGACGTTACAATATACCACTCCACTCTCGTAGTTAACCGTGGTTACTGTACCGTGTTCCATTTAGACGTTTTCGAACAGCCAACCGCTGTCGTTGAATGTCTCTTCACTGTACCACTCTTCCGAGGCGGGGTCGAAGTAGGCAATTCCGGCCTCGATAGAATCGCGGGTTTCTTCGTCGGGATGCATTCCGACATCAGCGTGCATCTGCCACTCTCCGTTGTCAGTCACTTTATGCTCCACTTCGGTAACGAGGTACGC